GGGTAGAATATTGCCACGAACACGATCATTACTGTATGGCTGATTGCCCCTTTGCGAAATTTGGTGCTCGAAAGTTCGTGAGCAGCCCAAGCTCTCGACACACCCACAGCGATGTCTGAAAAAATAATTACCATTAGAATGGCCACCCAAGGGTGCTCATCGATACCGTGCTCGTAAAAGTCGCGAACAACATTGAAGAGCTCAAAAATGCCGTCTGGTTGTCTCATTTTTCACCTCCTCCTTAGAACAAAAAGTTCTTGATGATTTCATCAGCAATGGCCTTATGTCCTAAATCTCCAGGGTGACTTGCCACACCAGCATTAGTGATCGTGTAGTTGGAACCATCTGGAAGTCTCAACACCTTGCCCATTTCAGACTTGTATTTAGCGTCCTTAGAATACTGATAGATGTCAACGAATGTAACGCCCAGTGGCTTACAGATACGCTTGATTCTTTCCACGAAGTCTGGTGAAGCGTAGTAGATACCAACCCAATAGATTAGAGCTTTGGGAGAAGTTGTTCTAATCCAGTTAACGAGGTTTGGAATATCCGTTTCAAGGTTCTTGCGCTTCTCGTCAGTGTTCAAGTTATCACCGAATTGCAAGATGACAATGTCTGTGTCTGGGCCTAGTGATTGTTTCATTTTAGTGTCGAATGTCCCACGTCGATTGTTTGGGTCGGATTCCCAATCCGCACCGTTACCACGCTCAACCACTGCGCTAGGGTTCTTAGATAAGATGTAGTTCTTAACGAGTGTGAAGTAATCTTTATCTGGCGCACTAGCAGCCATACCCATACCCTTAAGCCAAGGGTGACTCAAGATTGAGTTACCAAACACAGCTACACGGCTAGGAATGTTTGAAACAGTCGATAGATTGCCGTTATTATCAACCAACAAGCGGAATTTAGTGCCGTTTGGGCTTGTTATCATCGGTGTTTTCTTGAACAACTCAAGTTCCGTAACAACAGGCTCGATTTTATCCGTTTTCTGCTTCAGCGTCTCAACCTTTTCAAGAGCACTCTCGTTAGCTACACGATAGCTGAAAGGGATAGCTTGTCCTGTTTCGTACATAACCTTTCCAGAATACCCAGCGTTGCTAGTAACATGTTGAGCATCTTGAATTAAATTGCGTTCGCCCTTAGAGGCATAGACACGATTATCATGAGATTCAAAAAATAGCTGTTCACCGAAGAAGATTTCCTTGTCCTCACCACGGATATTCAGTGTATTATATCCTGCTTCAAGCTGTTTCTGGAACACTCGAGGGGAAACAATCAAATCATTTTGGTCGATGTTGCCGATGGCAAAATTGTATGTACCTGCATCCTTGACATAGACGTTGATTGTGTCAATAAAGCCACGGCTCTTGTCCCATTTTTTAGTCGGACTCATGTATCCGAGATTGTTAATCGTCGATACTTGAGTCGTATCAATGCCAGTAATGTCTGAGCCAAACTGCACCTTTGATGTGTCTGGCATGACGAATGGCACTTTTGAAGCAATGGCACTAGAGCCAAAATCAAGGTTTTCAAGATAATGAGCTTGTGCGTTTCCGCCTTGAATGACCTTGGTAGGTTCGTCCGAGGTCAAGCGACTAATAAGGATATAGCCGTTAGCTTCGGGAGTGAAATCTTGATTGACTAACACGTCCGTAGTAGAAAAAGTTTTAAGCTTCTTGCCCGAAATATCGAAGTAATGAGTGAACACCCCACGGACATTTTTCAGTCCGTAAGTAACGCCAGCTTGCATGTATAACTTTGGATAAGTGCCCCAAGTCGGTGCGTCGTAAGTCCCGTTCCCACTACCAGACCAAGCCTTCCCGACCTTGAAGGTACGTTCATCAACCAATTGTTTAACAACATTAACGAAACTCAACTCCTCGGGTTTAACATCTAGCGTCAATTTAGGAATTTTAAGGGAAATATACCCGTCTGGTAAGTTAGAGAAGTCAACGTTAGCCTTCTTCAATTCTTCAAGAGAAGCGTTGAATACTCTAGCGGTCTCGTCTGGTTTAGAAGATACGTACAACATACAATCCTCTGGTGGGGTGTACTCTGTAGTGATTAGGTCGTCTGTTTCAGAGAACTTCTTAACGAGGCGTCCGCCGTCGCTAGAAATAGCGAATGAGAAGATTCCACGGATATTTGATAGATAGTATTTAAACCCTTTTTTTATCGGAATTGGCATGAATCGAAGCCATCCAGTAGAAGACCACGTACCTATTGATGTGTTATTCCAAAGGTAGACAGAACCTTCAATCTTATCTCTCAATAGTTGCTCGATTGATTCCGTGAAGTCGATATTGTCAGCTGTCACTTCATCAACATTGAGACCTCTGGATTGATAGACTCCACCTTCAGTCCAGCGTCTACCACTCTCGTTGAAGTAGTACCATTTCCCTGTATTACTTGCTACAACGATACCGTTGGCGCCGTTGGGATAAGTACGCTGAATCTCTTCCAGCGAGCTTAGAACGGCCTTGGGTGCACTAGAGGAAATAGCATTAAGTTTTGATTCAATCCACTTCGTACTCGCTTTTCCATCGAGGTTTTGAGTCATGCTGTCGAGACGCTCTGAGAGTGTATTGAAGGTGTCTCTGGATTTAACTACTTCCATGTCAGTGTTCCCACTCTTCGTAGCGTCATCGTATGTAGTTTCTATCCCAAGGGCGATGGCCTCACGGACATCAGCCCCTTTTGTTTTTTTGCGAATAGCGTCAACGATGACGCTAATTTTATCGGTTTTTTCAAAGGGAGTCACATCGTCATATAGATTCAAGCGTCCCTCTGCTTCAGTTTGTGGCATTAAGCACCTCCTAGTTCATTTCGTAATCGTGCAATCTCAGATTCAAGCTCGCTGATACGCTGTGCGCGTTCTCTCTGACTTGTGTTAAATGCCGAAAGTTTAGCATCATAGTCAGATTTAGCAAGCTTGTAATCTTCGAGAGCTCTGTTGTATGCTTCCTTATCAGATTCTGTTGCATTAGTAGCCAGTGGTTTCGGAGCTCTTGGCTCGACAGGCTTAGACTGACTAGCAGATCTAAGCGCAGATAACTGTGCATTTAACTGCTCTAGCTTCTTCTGCTTTGTCGCAACTGACTGGTCTAGTTTGAGTTTTTCAATCGAGCTGTCAGCTTCTTGCGTCTGTAATTGATAAGCTGATAATGATTGAGATTGTGAGCCTATAGTTAAATCAACCGTTTGTGGATTGAGTATATCAATTTTCTTTTCCAAAATTTGCAGTGTTTCAATTCCAGACAGCGGTGCATTGATAATTTTGTGTTTGTTCCCAATTCTAAACTTACTATATCGACTATCAATCAAATAGCGTTCAACCGCTGAGATTGTCCATTTAGCTAGTGCAATCTTCTGATTCCTCAAATATTGCTTGCCACGAGCCAAGAGAATGCTAGGATTGTCGATTTCTGTCCAGATGACTGATTTCCGAATGAAACCAAACTCTTTTATCAGCTCTTCGTCAGCCAGATACATCTTCCCATCATTCACGCTTCGGATGTCGAGCTGAGCCCGTGAAACATCTGGACTTTGGTCTTCCTCTTGCCCCTCATTTTGGCTTTGTAAGTCCGCACCAATCGGCACGATAATTGTAGCAAGCCCGTCAAAATCAACCTCTCGACTGGCTGATTTGATGTTTTGGCCTAGCTTGATTGGACTTTCTTTCACGGACCCGATTTCCTTAGTCCAGTCCACGTACAGTCTTGTGTTGAACTCTCTTAACGTGAGATAGCCACCGATGTTATTGATGATGCGTTCCTTCACGGTATCCCACGTTGAATCATAGCCAATATAGCGGTATGGACGGTTTGATTTCCCACGGACAGTTGTATTCCGAGGAGCTATCCGCTTAAAATCCTCGATTTGAGAGTTGGCAGATTCAAGGATTATCTTAAAATACTCCTCAGCTCCATTGTTTGGCAGTTTCTGGAACCATTGAGCGGAATCGTGGAGATAGGATAGGAAGTCTTCACAAACCACTTTCTGAACGAATCCGTTAGTTGACATCTCATTGGTCATTGTCAAAACTCGGCCGACAAACTCAACCTCGTTGTCCCTTAGGTTAACGACTTCGATGATAGATTTAAACTGAACCATCTTCTGGTACATCGTATGGTTTAAGGGAATTGCAAATTCCAGCTCGTGGATACTGTTGACAGCTTGCTTGATTTCACCAGAAACAATCTTGTTTCCAAGTGGGCTATAAGGGTCATGAATAACCTTGCGTGTAGCCGTAGTTCGATTGAGCTTGTCCCATCGTCTATCAAGGAAGCTAGGCCACCAATAGATGGCGTACCCTGCTTTCTTAGCTAAGCCAGCAGGACGCTCTGGCACTGTTACCTCTTTGCCCTCAAGATACTCTTTTGAGCCATTTGAAGTAACAACGTAGAAGTGAGATTGATATATACCACTGTCGCTATTGTGGTCAACTGTATTAATGGTACAGTACCAATCATCGCCCCACTTCAAGGCGTCGTACCAAACAAGGTCGTCTTGGCCAGAGTGCTCTGACCACGTTGGAACTTGTAACCCAGATATGCCATTGCTAGACTTTAGCCCCTTGACACGGATAGCGTAGCCTGTGCTACTGACATTAAAGATTTCAATGCTATCACAAGATACTGTCATGCCATCACCTCGTTAGAGTAGTGCATTGCTAGCGTTCCGTTTCCTTGAGCTTCGAAGTAGTTGATTCCGATATCTAGTGTCAAGGCGAAGTCTCTATTTTCACCTTTCTTAAGGTTATATATAGTGCCATTAGCGTCTTTTAAAGTGATATCTTCGCTACAGATGATTACTGGGCTGATTGATGTATCTCCAGCATTGACGAAGAAGACTGGCGTCTTCTTTTTCTCATATCCAAGTGCCCACTTAGTCCACGTTGAATTGTCAGTTTCAAAATCAAATGTGTCCCAGACATCATCAAAATACTCATCCTCATGGAATGCGAATGGATAGCACTTGAATGTGATTGTAGCTACAAGATTCTTCTTGATTGGATCGTCTGCTACTTTGATGTGCTTAACCTTGCCCATCCAGTAATATTTACGGTCGTGGGTATCTCTTAATTTCCGCTGGGTTTTAGTAACCATGCTTGACTTAATCTGTCTTTCAGCAATCTTACGATTCTCGTAAGTCGTGAATGGCAATTTAAATTCGTATGTAATCTCTCTTGATTCAAATACACGCTCACCCAACGCAGAGGAGAAGTCAAGTTCGCCTTGCATATAAGGGATAGACTCAACAATTTCCTTCTCGTCTGGTGTCGGTGCCTCACGCTTTTGAAGGTACCACCCAGCGTCCCGACTATTAAAATCGCCAAATGATATATATTCTTTAATTTTAGTAATCATAATCTGTGTCGTCCTTTCAATGTTTTAATCGTATCGATGGCGCTGTTAAAGTTATTGACCGTACCACCGACCAGTGCACCATTGTCAAGCACTATGTTTTGACCTTGTGCTATTTGCTCCTTGACGTCTACAAGAGCGTCAATCACATCATTAAGCAAGCCAGCTGAGTGAGCAGCATAGGCTTCTTGACGTGCTGAGATTGTAGCGTCTGGAGTTTTATCACGCAAGACTTCCATCTTGAGCTGACTAGCCATGTTTGAGGTAGCACCAGTAAGCATAGCGTTGGCTCGAACATTGAAGCCGTTGACTTGATCACGGATATAATCGAGACTATTGGCAACCTCTGGAGCTGATTCGTCGATACCTCGAGCAATACCAAGGCCAATCCACCAACCCACTTCATCACGGAACAAGTGCGATGGTGAGTTGATTTTGGCTTTAGCTTGTGCTGCTCGTTCTGCTTGTGCCACGAGGGCGTTAGCTGCGGCTGTAACAGCTCCAAGAGCTGATCTCATACCGTTAGCAAGACCTTGGCCGATGTAAGCACCAGCTGAGTGGAATGCTCCGTACCCAGACCTTGCTGCAGCCGCTGCTTGGTTAACCGCTGATTGAGTAACTGACACTAATTGCTGACCGCTTGACTGCATGGCTGAAACCATTTGAGCGCCGCCTGTTCTCACTGCAGCAACGACTTGGTTCATGCCATTTCTCACCGCTGAGACAATCTGGTTCATGAACGCTTGCGTGCTAGCGACCATTTGCATACCGCTAGAACGTAGTGCTGCAGTCATTTGCATAGACCCAGACGTTACCGCTTGGACGGCTGACATCATACCTGCACTTACTGCCATACCTAGTGACATCATCGTAGCTTGTAATGTCATTGCTGCCGCTCCGACTGTAGCAAACACACTAGCAAGCATCATAACTTGAGCACTTACCATCGCAAGCCCTGCTCCTGCCATTTGGGCTGAGCTAGCAAGCATAGCAAGCTGACTAGATACCATAGTAGCCATCATGGAAACCATGCTGAAACCAGTCTGAGCAGTCATGAGCTGAGCACCAAACATAGTAACCGCTGACCCTGCCATCATGAGTTGTGATGTCATTTGCATCAAGCTAGTAGCGAACATCATGAATTGAGTGTTTAGCATGGTCAATGAAGTACCAATCATCATGAATTGAGTACCAATAAGCGTTAAGCTAGTACCTAGCATAGTTGAGCTAGTAGCCATCATGGTCATGCTCGTAGTGATCATAGTTAGCTGAGTAGCTAACATCGTTAAACTAGTAGTCAGCATAGTCATGCTAGAGCTGATAGAAGTCATACTAGCAGTCAACGTCATTGAAACTGTACTGAACTGAGTTAGTCCAGTCGCAGCAACCATCAAGGCTGGTGCTAGCGTCATGATTTGCGTTTGGAAAGCTGTGATAGGTCCTGCGATAGCAGACAATCCAGTTAGTGATTGCATAGCTTGACTTGAAAACGTGCTGAATGCAGTGCCCGCTGTGGTCAACAATGATTGTAAGTTAGTAAATGATGACTGAATGCTTGTGATCGTGCTCGAGAATGATGTCAAACCAGATACAGCGCTAGACGCTGAACTTGACACCTTACTCATACCATCTCCGAGCTTAGTCATGCCAGTCCCAGCTTGTGCTAGCCCTGCTGAGTTGTTACCGATTGACCCTACACCTTTAGCGACTGCCGCAAGAGATGCAGCCATGTCTCCAAGGTTAGTGTTAGTAATCTTAACCACGCCATTAGCAAGTTGGTTGAATCCTGTACCAGCTTTCTGTGCTGCAGTACCGATAGAATTGAACACATTAGCCAATCCATCGAGGACTGACTTAATGGCACTACCTGCCGAGTTGATCACGCTTGAAATACCTTCAAACGCTGACTTGATACCGTTTCCGATACCTTGCGCCGCCGTGCTGATTGATGTCCCGACTGATTGCACCACGCTAGCTATGCCTTGCAAGGCTGCTCCGATAGCTGAACCGACAGAACTGATAATACTTGCGACACCACTTAATGCCGTACTAATAGCCGTACCGATACCCATTGCAGCAACAGCAATAGCTGACCCTGCCGCTGACACAACCGATGCAATGCCACTAAAAGCGGCACTGATCACACCACCGATTGCCGTAATAATAGGTACGATTTGAGTGATAGCTGTAACAATCGCTGAAATGATTTGGGTAATGATAGGTGCGAGAGTTTGAACGACTGTAACAATGGCAGAGATTACTTGACTAATGACTGGTGCCATTGTCTGAATGACTGTCACAATCCCTTGAATCAAGGTCATAATGACTGGTGCTGTTGCTTGAATAGCTTGGACAATCACTTGCAAAACCATTGCAATCTGTGGCCCAAATTGGCCAATTACTTGAGCAACTTGAACGATGCAATTAGCGATAACTGGAGCGATTGCCACGATAGCGTTAGCGATGATTTGAGCTACTGCCGTGATAGTATTACCGATAATTTGAACAATCGGAGTTACTGCTGTAACTATCTGGCTAATCGCTGAACCTAGAGCAGTAGCCAAACCACTGAATGCGTCAATGATGGCTGGTAATGTACCTAGAATAGATGTCCAAGCATTACCAAATGCCGTGATGGCTGGGGCTGCATTGCCTAGAGCAGTGCCGATGGCTTCAACCAGCGGTGAAAGTTTGGCAAGTCCTGGTGCTGCTTCACCGACTGCCTTAATGACGATACCAAAAGCCGTGCCAAAAGCTTCAACGATAGACCCGGCTGCCTTACCAATCGATTCAACGACAGTTCCGAACGCCGAACCGAAAGAGCCAATAATTTGTGAAACACCACTAGCGTGGCTTGCTAATAGTGAGAATGAAGCCACAATCAATGCAATTCCTGCACCGATTCCGACTGCGGCAACGGCTACGGCAGCACCGAACGAAAGCAATGTTGCTGAATTCAATCCTTTAAGGCCTTGCAAAACGTATTTCATTCCTTGCCCGAAACCTTTGTAAGTTTCAGCAATACCTTTGAATATGGCTGTCAAGATTCCCTTGATTGCATTACCAGACGACTTGATAACGTTGGATATTCCACTAAATAGCTGAGTAATCGTCGATTTAGAACGTCTCGCACTATTGGCAGCTTGTTCTGTTCCTTCTGCAGCGTCCTCTCCGAACTTCTTGAAAGGATTTAGACTCTTGATGAAGTCAAGCCCTTTCAAAGCAACACCTATCGCCGAAATACCAGCTTTGGCGGTCATAAACGCCGCTACCATTGCCAAAATCCCGCTAGTGATACCGTTTAAGATTCCCGGCGGTATTGCACTGATAAATCTAGAAATTGCTGAAACGACTTGAGAAATCCAGCTAACTAGTGTTCCAAGAGCTGAGCCGATGCCTGCAATGATTGACTGCATTTCTGAGCTACCCAGCACCTCACCGAATGATGAACCGATAGCCTTGAGAGCGTTCCACGTATCTTGCACCGCCGCTTTGAACGACTGGAATGCCCCTGTGTCAGCAAATGAGCTGATGAAACTTCTAACTGAGGTCGTAGCAACGTTTAGAGCTTGTGAAATACCGTTAGCAATATCACCAAACACCGAACCAATACTCTGCATGAGCTTGCTACCGTCAATCTTGCTAAATAACTGCTTGATTGAGCTGGCAATATAAGTAAACGTTGCACCTAGGTTTTGCAAAGCTCCAGTATTCGTGAAGCCTTTCCAAAGTGAAGACAAGCCACTGCCAATCTTGTCGGCAATAGCGTTGAAATCCATTCTTTCAATAGCATCAGTTAGCCCGACAACTGCCTTGATACCAATCTGATTGAGTTTCTCAAATTGTGGCATCAGCTTAATACCGATAGACTCTTTCATACTATCGATAGCTTGGTCAACGGTCTTGAACTCTGTGGCCATCTTACTGAATACTGGATTATTACCAGCTCGTGTGATAGCGTCAAAGAAGTCCTCGGTCTTAATCTTGCCATCTTGGACAGCTCTGACCATTTCATCGGTACTCATGCCCATTTCCTTGGCTACTGCTGCGATACCGGCGGGCGTTTGTTCCATCATGAGCTTGAAGTCTTGCCATTGAACCTTAGGCTTAGCTGCCATTTGGGTCGCTTGTTGACTCAAGGTCTTCATGGCTTGTTGTGGGTCCAAGGCTGCTGCTGCAAGACCACCGAACCCCTTAACAAGCTCGGTTGTATTCTTCGTTCCAACCGCTGCTAACTGAGAATAGGTAGAAGCCATGTCGGACGCTGAATAGATGGTCTTGGTCGCAAAATCCTGTAACTCACCTTTGACTTGTTGGATTTGAGCGGTAGGCATCCCAATCTGTTCCATGTTTCCATCGAACATCTTCCATGCTTTCGTAGCACTGTTAAGCTCACCGACCATGGATTTGATACCACCACCAAGAGCACTGAGACCACCCATAACGGCACCACCGATTAAATTGGCACCTAATACAGATTTGAAGACCGAACCAACCTTACCAGCTCCACTTTTCAAGCCCTCTAACGCCCCTTTGATACGTTTAGCCCCACTCTCAGCGTCCTTCCCGTCAAATAACGCCTTTATGGTGACTGTACCATCTGCCATAGATTATCCCTCCTTTCTTTTCTAAAATTCTTCTTCGTATTCTTCTTCCTCGATAATCTCGTTAGGGAGAGCATAATCCTTTTGAAGCCTACGCATTTCCTCTTTATACTCTGCTGAGTCGCCCTTTTGCGGTTTCCATTTCCGAATTTTGATAACTTCCATAAACTTCGTACCCTCTGGAAGTCCAGAAAGTAGAGCGTTGAACTTTTTCCAGTGAAGCTTACCTTGGACATCGAATAGATCAATGCCGTAAGCCTGCAAGAACGAAGCATAGATATAGTCACCATCATATCGGATATCATAAGGAGCCCTTTGTTTCGTATCATCGCTTGCCGTGGTCTTCATCGGATTCCCAGCTAAGTCATACTCAACATGATTATCCTCAACATCCGACAGGCTTATATGCTCTTCAAAGACCTCGTTAAATATCTCTGACATTTCTTCGACGCTGAAATCTTCTAAAGTCTCGCCAGTCAAGATACGGATTCCAAAATGAGGCTTAACAAACTCTGGGACCTCTGCATCTTGCCACATCTCAAAGAGGCGTAGAATGTTATCAAAGGACAGATTAAGGGCGTACTCTTTATCATCAATAACTAACTTATCTGTTAGTCTTCGTGATAAATCAAGCATTCAAATACTTATCGAGGGCTGCTTTTGAATTTTGGTTTTCAAACTCTTCTGAAATGCCTTTGATGGCTTCAATGAGATAGAACATAGCGTTAATTGTTGACTGACCAGCAAACTCATAGACTTGATTAAAGGCTTCTTTATCATCAAATACTTGATTAAAACCATCTTCTACCAATGTTTTCAAAGCTCCCAAAGCTTCTTCGTCATTAGTGTCTTGGAACGCTTGGCCTTTGGCTTGCAAATCCTCACCAACCGCCTTCATGCGTTGAATGTTGCTATCTGACACTGGAAAGTTAAGTTGAAATTCACCAAAATCTACAGGGATGACATTGCTACGTTTTTTAATTACTACCATGTTTTTTTATTCTCCTTTATACGAAAAAAGAGGGTAAGGGCTAACCCCCACCCTCTCAATTGTCTTATCTTCTATATTTAATTATCGATTACCCAACACTAGATGGCGAGTTGGTGTCTGATGATGAGCTAGAAGTCACTGCTGGTGTCCCAGAAGGTGCCGCTGGTGTTCCAGTAGCTCCAGAAGCTGCAGTTGCACGTCCAGCCGGTGCTGATGTGATGTCGTGCTTCTCTGGAGTACGAGACCAGTTAACTTGGAACTTGATTGTCTCAAGCTCAGACGCTTCACCGTCACCGACTTCAATTTCAGAAAGTCGAGCAAGACCTTCTTTGTAATATTTTCCTGTTGGTACTACTTCTTTGTACCAGACAATAAGATCATCACCTACAGCGTCTTCTTTATCAGCAACAAAGTCTTGAGCTTTATCACCATGGTCACGGTGTCCTTCGAATGAACGACCACGAGATTTAGAAGTGATGATTTTTTCTTTAGTACCGTCACCGTCGAAATAAGCAACGTCATCATCTTCTGCGTCATTCTCTGGTGCAGATTCTTTGATACCTTTGGCGATCCAAAGATACTTATCATCAGTTGGTGGTGTGTCTGGATGTTCTGGGTCGTATGGTGCGATATAGTGTTTGCGAATCGCATTTTTAAATTTAGCCATTAATTAAGGCTCCTTTCTACTTCAATAGTTGCTTCTAAATCAAGCAAATAAATGTAATAATCTTGGTCATTGACATCGTTGAGGCTTGGTGTCTCAACTTTCAACGACAAAAATGTGTAAGAATTGTTCAAACTTGGTAATTCAAGACCGATTTTGGAAAGCTCAGTGTTGATTTTCCAAAGGACAGCATTAACTTTCTGTTGGTCTTTGGACTTGATAGCAATTTCAAACGGTAACGACAAAATCTGTGTACCAGCCATGTCTTCGTCTTCCACTTTGCCACCAGGTAAAGCATATATTACCAAGTCTTCACCTTCATTTAGATAGTCCAGTCGAGGTGTTAGTGGCAAGCCTAGACCAGCTAGAAATTCTTGCAACACCTCTGAAAAATCGTTGTTATCCATTACTTAACTCCCATTGCTTTAATCGCCACTTTGCCCCAATCTTTCTTATGTTTGGCAGCAGCCTTTCTATCCCAACGTGGGCCAGTCCCTGGTTTTGGTTTTTTCGCTAACAGTTCGTCTTTTTTTGCAAAGAAAAACTTCCGTTGTTTTTCTGAAAAGAACAGTTTAAGCCTACGATTATAAAACCTAATCCGTGCATACTTCGTTGACCACGTTAGTGTATCAACACGGGCATGCCCAGACTCTCGCAATTTTCCAGACCTCATTGGAACGAATTTATTCATGTCCAAAAGCATTTGGTCAGTCATGGCAATTTGACCACGCCTAACAGCTTCAGGACTGCATTTCTTCTCAAGTCCTTTTAAGTCGACCTTAACGTTAACACTAGCACCCATTTAGATCACTTCTACTTCATAACATAGGATTGATTTTTTGAATGGATGATACTGTGGAATTATTTTGCGAATGATGTAATTCCTGTTCTCGTCAGCAACTCGACCATTCAACCAACTATCATCCAATTCGATGGGTGCGTACTTTGGATAGATCATGAGGACTGAGGAATTATTCTCACTTCGGTCTGCGCCACTACCAGTGTGAGAAACCGACCTATCAAACCTTACATGTTTTAACACGATAGGGTCTGAGTAAGTCTCTTTCCCCCACTTATCTTCGCCATCGGGCTTTTGAATAGTAACCGTATCAACCAACATGCGTTTATCTATCATAGTCCACCCCCACAATTAGGCTAAAACCTGCTTGTTTTAGGGCGTTTTCAGCATCCAAACATAAGTTAAATTGCTGACCTGCTGTAATTCTGTGTTTACTGCCATAATCAACTCGTGTACGGCCAATAGTAACGCTTGACATGGTTTGCTTTTCATCGGCTGTCATGACGCCTGAGGTGTCTAGATAGGCAATCTGGAACGCCATAGCTAACTTAACAGCTTGTTTGCGATAATCTGCCTCTTTCTCAAAGTCTATATGCTGTTGATAGATGCCTTGAGTATAGAAATTAATAGCAATTTCTGCTCTTTTTTCTAGCTTGTCGAAGTCAGCCACTTCATGAAAGCCCATGTCAACAAATTCTTCTTTTGTTAAATAAGACATAGTAACCTCCTTTTCAAATAAAGGGGTTGCCACCCCTTATTCATCGTCATCTTCGACCGTCTCAGTATCAGCTTTCTTAGCTCGAGTTGTCTTTTTAGGTGCTTCAGCTTCGTCAACTGGTACAAGTACCGCTTTAACATCAGGGAATGCTGTCTTGAGGTCTTTGTTAACCTGTGCAGCATGATCGTCTTCAAGTTCGATATGCTCGTCAACAATCACGCTCTTTCCAAGTGATGCAAAGTGTAAGTTTTTAGTTGCTTTGTATAGTGCCATGAGCCACCTCCTAAACGACTGTACCTGTCACTTTAACAATAGCTTTCTTGTTATCATCGAGAACGTAAGTACCACCTTTAGCAGCAGCTTGCAAAAGAACACCATCAAACGCTGTAGCTTCGATAGAACGAGCTGTAGAGATACCGACGAATGGAATAACGATTCCGTCTGGTGAGAACACAGCTAGTGTGCCATCTGGCAAGTATTGAGCAGGTGTTTCAACCAAAGTAAAGCCTTTGTAGCGAGCAAGACCATTGTTGTCGATAGATACGCTTGAACCTTTAGCAGATGTATTGGCAGTCATGTCAATGATTGCGTTGAAAAGCTCTGGGCGTAGATAGATCGTGACTGGTGCTGTTACTTCTTGGTTGATGTAGTAAGCGTCAACCTTGTTGAACAAAGCTTTCACTTTTTCTTCAGTAAAGTCAGCAAGAGCCTCAATAGAACCAGCGTTATCTGACAAGAATTTACCGATACGCTTGTTCATTTGGCGAGTTTGTGCCTCAGATTGCAATTTCAAACGGTCAGCGATTGCAGCGTTTAGATCGTTGTTAACAGTGTAACGGTCAAGTCCTTCGTGGATGGCAAGGTTGTAGTCATATGGGACATCTGTGTTAGCGTATTTGATTTCAGTCAAAGCGCCAAAGCGTGAGCCAGTTCCAGTGCCATCACCGAAACCACCATCATTTGCACCTGTTTTGTACTCTCCTACAACTACTGGTGTATTGTTGGTTTTAACAGAGAAGGCAGTGGCATTTTCTTGTACGCCATCCAAAATTTGAATAGGTGACAATGCGCCAGAGAAGGCTGCACGTACACCGAATACAGTTCCTAGAATGCCAGCGTATTGCTTCTCGTAGCGACGGACTGGGTTGTTTTGATTAGTAGCAGTCATTACTAATCTCCTTTCTTATTATTTCCCGTACCCATCAATGACAGCTTGGAATGGGTCAGCATTGCTTGAACCATTAGCGGCTGGATTCCCTGATGGTACGATACTAGGGTTAGGTGTATCGTTACCTTCCTCTGCTTGGAAAAGATAAGGGTCACTTTCCTTCAAACCATTGATGACATCGTCAAGTTGTGGTTTGCCATTATCGTCAAGCTCAATGGCATCAACGTCAATGAATTTCATCAATGTTGCTGGATTGTGTGCCTTGGTGTCTTTCAAAGCTAGGTTGATAGCGTTCACCTTGTTGGTTTTTGCAAGTTCAGCAGCAGCATCAGCCTTGTACTTGTCGTATTCTGCTTGCAATTTAGCAAGAGCTTCTTTCTGTTCGGAACTTGTATTTGCATCAGTCTTCAACGTTTCAAGTTGTGCTTCTGTGTTTTGCAATTGGTTTTTAAGGCTATCTCGTTCTTGGGTTGCTGTTTCTAGGTCTGATTTAATGGCGTTCAAGTCCTTGCCGTGCAAAGCAAACACCTCTTTGACCTGTTCTTCAGTCAATCCAAGCCCTTGTAGTTCCTCGGTTGTAAATGCCATGTTTTACCTCCTTAGTTCTTTTTAGGTGGATAACTCCCACCGAAAAAGCAAAAATGTTATTTACTAACTCAGTTTACTTTGAATGTAATGGGTTTTTTTACGGTTTTAGGGCAACAAAAAAACACCAAGATTTCTCTAGGTGTCTCGTGTTAGATTTCCTGTGATAGCAAATAGAACAGGGTTTCTATAGTACCTCTCACGGTTTTCATCTCGATACAAGAATGGATGGTCATCAATATACGATTTCAAGGCTCTCTTTTGGTCTGTGAGCTTTGTTTTGTATTTGTTGGTTAATTCATCATTGTGCATGATTTCCGCAACGTGTAACTGCTCTTTAGAGTTCCTGATAGCTCTCTCCATTGCTCTCTGCTTGCTCTGGATATTGGCGTTCTCTATGGCTTGTTCTTCGGTCAAGTCTTTCAAGTCGTCGTCAATATCGGGCATATAGTTAGCACCAGGAATAAACGGGGTCATGGTGTGTCCGCAGTTAATACCTTGACATCCACCAGGCTTACCATAACCGTAATCATCGAGAGCGTATATCTTAACACCTTCCTCGGTTCTAGCTTGCCCAGTCGTGACTATTTGATTTTGGAGGGGTGCACACATTTCCCGTGCCGCTGCCTTGATTGAGTAATAGAATGTATCAATCCCCAACTCTTGAGCTGGTCTCATTCGCATTTCGTTGAATGTCCGCCTAACGGTTGTGTTAATAACTGTCCTAGCATAATCATCAGCCCTTCTTCTACGACCAGCCTTGTCGGTATATCCATAGAAGCCACGCTGTTGAAACTTCATTATTGTTTCGTCAAGGGCTTCTTGATGGGTTGCCATACCAGTGACTACTTTAGCTACTGTAGTCTCTATGATATCCTTATACATCGCTTGGACACTCTTTGGGAGTGTAGTGTTGATAAGGTTGTGCACGTCATCGACCGCTTGATTAGAGTAACTAATCAGGTCTTTCATGACTTTATAATCATAGGCGTTGGAGTTTAATTGCTCGTGAGTGTCTTTATAGACCTTATAACCTTCGTTTTCGATGATGTCCCTGATTAGTTCCTCGGCAATTCCAGACCTTTCAGCTATTAGTTTGACATTGTAATCGTTCAACATTCCCATGTCAGCCATCTTTTCTAACTGCCACAGATAGGGTTGCTTTTCAAGGTAATAAGTTCCACGGTCGTGCAACCGCTCCACAACATTGTCGAATAGGTCGTTACACAACTGACGATAGATGTCCGAGACATTATCAGCCATCAACATTAATTGTTGGTCGTTTAATTTAATTGGTTTCTTCTTAGTCATAATCTACTACTCCCCGTAGATATTAACCTCATCAGCAGTCCTAAAAGCGTTAGCACTTACCATAGTTTCATCGTTGATACTTTGGTAAATTTCTTTGGCTTGTTCCTCGGTCACGTTCAAAGTCTTCTCAATAGCCATTGTCTTAGGCACCAACCCAGCCGCTACCATCTTAGCCCAGTAGTCAAGTTCGGCATGACGGTCAGTGAATACACCGTCATCAAGGTTCACTGAAATCTCGTCAAGCTCTGGAACAGTCCCTTTGTAGATTCCAACAGCCTTACCAAGCTCACACATAGACACGCAAAGCTCTTTAATGGACTGTTCGACAAGTGCCACAATGCTATTGCGCATTTGATAGGTGTCAGAGTTTTCGCTTACGATTTCAGTCGCTGTCTTGACACCTTGCCCGTCAAAGGTAAACATGCCATTAGACACACCTATCTGCATTTCAAATAGTTTTAGCCCTTCAGCGATAGCTGAGATGTAATCAGACGAGCGAATAGGTGTCGTAAGGTCTGTAATAGCTCCACTATCCATGTTGCCTGCTGCTATCTGCATGTAAACATTCTGTTCAACGTCAAAACGGCGTTTAAAGTGGATTGTGCCGTCTGCATCTTGTACCTTCAGCTGTGTCATTTGCTCAGGAACAATCACGCGCCTTTGACCCATCTTGACCTCCCACATGAATTCATCATAGGTGCGGTTAATAAAGTCAATGGTTGTCTTAGCATTGTCAAAGATAGATAGGCCTAATGGACTGTTAATGTCTTTGTTGTTCATTCCTGGAGTCTTCAAGTACGTAAATAGTGGACGTGAGAGGTCTTTTAACACCGTCACTGGTTCAAGGTCGGGATAAAGCTCGCTTAAGTTGACACGTTCACCGAGAGTGCTGTCTGTTCTTGATTTGTAAAGTTCGTTAGTGATACGGTACAGGCTCTTATCTTTCGTACTGCCATACGTATCGCCGTCCTTAGTCACCCACTCGTGAAATTCTACCAAGGTGTAGTACACGTTGTTTTTTCCCTCTGATTTGATTGTCTTCGTCAGAATAGCAGCGCTTGATACATCCTGTGTATTAGACTGTAAAGGCAAGAAAACAGGTGCTTGAATAAATGCTACACGTATCTTGTCACCGTCCACATAAGGGCGCATAGCAAGCCCACCAAGGGCTAAACAAGATTCCAAATAGCGTTCAAAGTTCTTGTTAAAGCGGTCATTCCCCAACATATCATTAAGGAAATCATTAAGCGTATCATCATTTGCTGTGATTTCCGCTTGCTCATTATAGACAAGGCTAGCAATCTTTTTAGATGCCGTACGTGCAATAGGCAAGTGATTTAGCTTCCTATGCTTTCTATCGCCGTCTGTATTAGTGTATTCGACATCATCAAACTTAGATTGATAGTAGCTCAAATTATGTTGAATACGACGAAACTCCTCTTGCGTTACAGCAATTTTCGGATGATCTAGAATACTGTCTAGGTTTGATGTTGTCATGTTATATCTCCCTTGTTTGAAAAAGTCCTTCACTTTCTGTATTAGGTTCATTGTTATTCTCCTTATGAATGACCAACACGCAAACCAAGTACCCTTGCGTTATCTAAAACAAAATATTGGGCAACGTCACATGTATGGTCGTCGTCTTTAATGACATTCGGATTGTCTGTCTGGATAGTCTTTTCATCCCATCGGTACATCTTATGCTCTTCGATGAATACCTTGTTATTCTCGATGTCGAGGTAATAGAAACGCCCCTCAGCTAGTAGCGACTGGAATGTGTCAATCATTGTCACCTTCTTTAATTTAGCTACTGGATGCCATCTAATGGCAAAATCTAGGTACATCTGATTACGGATAGCACCTTCAGCACTATCGATGGTGTACTGTAGGATTGGTACTTTATACTGTCCAACGACCTTGGTTGTGAAATAGTAAATATCCTGTGATAACTGGCTAGGTGCTTTCTTAACGACTTGCCCAGCTGGTGAATAGTACCAAGTATCAAGTAAGATAACCTTTCCTTTGGCTGTGATACCAAAAGCACAGCAAGCAGTGGCAGATTGTTGGTGTCCACCGTCAAGTGCAAAAGAAATACCGATAAGCCTATCGTCACTTGGTAAAGCCTCCAAAGGGTGGAACGTAGTCATGTTGTAGATGTTGTTACCAAGTCCCACAGACTCGCCTAGATAGACATATCTGTAATAGTCGTAGTCGTTCTCTTTGATACGCTCTATATCAGCCAGCATTTGATCATTGACAAAACCTAACTCATCATCAAGGTAGGTGCTAGAATGACACAGATAATTATCTTCTGTCTTCATTTCCTCAAACCACTCATTAATCCAGCTGTAGGGATTGATAGGTGGATTGTAGCTCCAGAATATTTGTACGAATTTGGCGCGTGGGTGTTTCTGTCGCATAAAAGTAATGTTAGTCTGGTCAAACTCTTCAGCGCTTGAAAACTCAGCGGCTTCCTCATACCAAACAGCAACGATATTACCAATGTTGTTTGATTTTAGTTTTTGGTAGTCGTCCAAGCCATAGAAGTAAAAGGTTGAACCTGTCTTCTTATGCGTTATTTTAAACGGACTGACTGTCATCTTAAAACGACTAGTTAAACCAAATAGCGTTAGCCCCCACTGAATTTGATTGTAGACACTGTCCCTGATTGTATTGGCTACTTTGCGGATAATTACAATGTTTGCTGTCTCACCTCTCACGATGTACCAAAGCATTATGATGATGAGTTTCAAAGTAATCACAGATGACTTAAACGAGTTCCGGCCACCCTTTAGGATGTTATATGGCTTTTTGGACTGCCAAACGCTTTTAAAGTGAGGGTTAACGTTCTTCTGAATATCAATGACCTTCATCGTCACCCTCCCAACTATCGACAATAGTAATCGTATCGTCTTCTATCTGTGTATCTGTTAACTGTGTCTTCAATCTCTCAATCTCAAGCTCCAATTTTTCAGCTTGTTTAGCAGTCGGATAGCGTTTCAAGATTTCAGTAATGGCTTTAATGACTGTGGCATTATCAGCTTTTTTCATGATACGCTCGACCTCCCCCGTGACCGGATTCATCATTAGTACTTCTTCATCACGTTTGCCCCTAGCAATGTCGGAAAGAATAGAGAGCCCCTCTTCCGCATCCATAATGTTCGACTTGTGTTGCTGTCGTCTTCGCTTATAGATTTCTTCCATTTGCTCATCTATGTAAGCTTTTATGCCAACGTTTGCCAATAATTTATGTGATTGACTTCTTGCATAAGTTTTAGAGTAACCAGCTTCTAGCGCTGATTGCTCGATATTCCCTGTCTTGATGTATTCGTCGGCAAAACGTTTCTGTCTTTCTTTCATTGATCCTCCTTTCAATCAAAAAAATCACAAGCTTTCATACTCGTGATTTCATTTTATATGCTAAAAGAGGGGATGTTTTACGGTTATTTCGACAGTGGAATGTGTTCGTAAGTTGCAAGTACGTAATCATCAAACCAGTCGTTAATCTGGGAATAAGCAGGGCTAGGACTTTTGTGAAGTATTTTTTGGCATGCACCGATGACATTGATGTTCCTATACACGTAGACTTCCTTGATTGTCTTTAGCAACAGTTTGTCAGACTTATCAGTGTATTCCTCTGTTGTATTCCGTAAATTGGTTAGAAAGGCCGCTTCTTCAGAATTGCCTTTTAAAAACGCCTCGTGTATTTTCTGTTCTAGCACGGTCTTTTTTGGATTCTTCTTATCTCTCAGGAAATACCACCTAAGCCAATTAATTTCCCTGCTATGATTAATTGATAGGCGCTCTATTTTCTTCTTTGTCATTCTCACCACCTACACACCAAGCGCATAGGCACGGTACAGATAACGTTTAACGCTTGGCTTGTTACGACCTACCTCGCCTTTGGTGCGATATTCAAGAGTGATGCGGTCAATTTCACTATCTAAACTCTCTGGCCATTCGTAGTGGTTGAATACATGTCTAGCAATATCACCTAATAGTTCCCTAGATAGCAATCCTTCTAATTGAACGACCTTACGAGGTGTTAGAACAACGCGTTCTACATAGAGTGCATTGATAGCACTGTAGATGGTCTTAGCTTCCTTCTTTGTGCGCCCCTTAACTTCCATGATATGTTCCACGATACTGTTTGGATAAGTAGCTCTCAGTTGCTCCACTTCCTCACGATATCGCTGGAATAGTTCCTTAGTAAGTCCAGCATTGGTCTTATCGACTTCTTGGCGACCTGTGCCAGGTTTACCAGAATAGTTCTCAGACAGATAAGTTTGCAAGTCGTTTAGCAAGTCGTCTGAGATGATACCTTGTAAGTCCCTAGCTGTATTGGGTGATAACCCAGACCGTTCTTTGATGACATTACAGAATCTTTGTGAATATTTCCTGGACTGCTGAATGTCGCAATTCTTGACGCTACGGATAAAATTGTTAAACCCTTGTCGGTGTTCCGCTTTGATTTGGTTAATTTCATCCACTAACCGTTGGAATAGCTCCTCGGTCAGTCCAGCGTTGGGGTAATTACTAGGCATTAGTTCACCTCCAACAATTCCGGATTTTCGTATATGTTGCCGATAACCTTTACCAAACCGTGAGCATTACATAACTGTTCGAAGTTATTATATTTAATCAAGGTGCTAACAAACATCCCTAAATCCGATCTAAATTCAACTACTCCGGTTGTAAAACCACCCTCCGAATCAACTATATCCCCTTCAAAAATCTCTTTGCCATCCTTGTCAGTGAAACCAGTTGAATGCATTAAAACGATGTCATTGAAATCGTAGCAATTCGTCCGTTCGAAAAAGAGTGTTTTTACGCAAATTTGTTTCTCTTCGAAATCGATATACACAATATCGTCAGCTTCATACATGGTTTTAAAATCCTTATCCCAC